GATAATGGCATTTTTTCGTGGAGAAGAAGGTTCTGTAAAATTTAAAAACGGAGCTGGAACTACTGAAGCAATCGTATCAACTACAGGTTGGACTCTTGATACTACAAAAGACACTCTTGATGTAACTGCTCATGGAGCAACATCTAGAAGTTTTGTTGGTGGATTAATTTCTGGTTCTGGCACTATTGACTTTTTATATACAGCAGCAGATGGTAACGAAACAGCAAACCTTGTTGATGATGTTTTAGTAGCTGAAGATGCTGGTGACGCAGTGTTTGAATTATTTTTAGACACATCTGGCACTAAAAAAGTAAGTTTTAGCGGTGTTGTTACAGGAACAAGTTTATCTGCAACAACAGGTGATCTTGAAACTGTCAGTGTAAGTTTCATAACATCTGGTGCTATCACCAACGCTATCTAATGCCTAAGTCATCTTATTCACCCAAGCAACGCAAACTTGCTGCTGTTGCTGCACCACGAGATAAGATTACTGCTGCTGATTTAAAAAAACTAAATGCTAAAAAGAAAAAAAGGAAAAAGAAGTGAAACTTACACCCCGTCAGAAAAATTTATTAGCAAAACATTCTGAACACCATAGCGATGTGCATATGGAGTACATGAAAAGACGAATGAGGTCGGGGGATACCTTTACACAAGCTCATAAAAAAGCACAAGCGAAGGTGGGTAAATAATGGCTAAACGTAAACAAGTAAATTTAAGTGTAGGTAGAGGGGAGAAGTCTAAAACGGGTGGATTAACTGCTAGAGGTAGAGCTAAATATAATGCTGCTACTGGTAGTAACTTAAAAGCTCCAGTCACAGGGAAAGTAAAACCAGGGAGTAAAGCAGCTAAAAGACGTAAATCTTTTTGTGCAAGAATGTCTGGGATGCCTGGACCATTGGAAAAAAATGGTAAACCTACTAGAAAGGCTTTAGCATTAAAAAAATGGAGGTGTCGTAAATGACTTATGCAATCCCTGGTCCAATACGAACCAACATTATTTCATCTACCTCTGTAGGTGGATCTGATAGTCCTTTTACTAGAACTAGAGCAGTATTAGATATGATGAAGGGTTGGGAAATAATGAAAGCAGTCAGTGAAGGTACTGATTACTTAAGAACAAATAGCGAAGCATTTTTACCTTTAGAACCAAGAGAAGATTATGAGGCTTACCTTGCAAGGGTTAATCGCGCGGTATTCAGTCCTTTTACTCAAAGATTAATAAGAGCAGCAGCAGGGCTTGTACTTCGTAAGCCAATTACATTAACAGGAGATCCTTATTGGACAGAAATGTTCAAGATGGATGTTGATGGTTGTAAATCTGATTTAGATGAATATGCAAGAAGAATATTGATGTGTTCTCTTACCTATGGTCAAAGTCATATTCTTGTTGATTATCCTGCACCGTCCGGTGCATTGACACTTGCAGAAGAAAGACAACAAAATCGTAGACCTTATTGGATTGAAGTAGATCCTTTAAATCTTTATGGCTGGAGATTAGATAGAGAATCAAATTATGGAAATTTAGTACAGGTAAGAATAGCAGAAAAAGCTGTATTACCTAGCGGTCAATTCGGAGAAAAAGTATTTGATCAAATAAGAGTAATCGAACCAGGTAGCTATAGAGTTTTTCGTAAGAAAGAACAAATAGAAGAAATGTATGATGTTACTGATGGTAGTACAGCAGGTAATTTTGAAGTAGGTTCTTCAGATAAAGATTATAGACAAGTAGAAGCTGGTAATTTTTCTCTTGGAGAAATACCTTTAGTCACTATTTATTCTGGTAAAACAGATAATTTAGTTAGTAAACCACCTTTATTAGATATTGCATATTTAAATCTTGCACATTTTCAAAGACAAGCTGATTTAATTCATAGTTTGCACGTTGCATCTCAACCGATGCTGGTGATGGAAGGATATGATGATCAGACAAAAGATTTAGCTATATCTGTTAATTATGCGATGGCAACTCAGCCTGGTAACAAAGTTTATTATGTAGAGCCAGCTAGTAGTGCATTTGAAGCACAGTCCGCAGAAATAAAAGAATTGCAGATGCAAATGGCTACTCTTGGTATTAGTACATTAAGTCAGCAGAAGTTTGTAGCTGAAAGTGCTGATGCTAGAAGATTAGATCGTGTAGATACAAACTCTATGCTTGCAATGGTCTCTATGGAGTTAGAGCAAAAGTTACAAAAAGCATTTAATTTATCTGCTGAGTATGTAGGAATAGAACCACCTAAAGTAAAGATTAGTAGAGATTTTGATATTGAAAGACTGATAGGGCAAGATATTACAGCATTAACATCATTATTTGATCAGCAAGTGATTGATAGAGATGAATTTAGAGATATTTTAGTACAAGGTGAAGTTTTACCTACAGCAAATGAGGCCAAGTCTGAATAATCTGCTAAGATAATATACAAGTACACCTTTATTATGTCTAAATCTCTAGATCGGGTGCTTCAACCTGATGGTTCTTATAAATGGGAAGAAATAGAACTCATACATTCAACTGCTGTAGTTGAACCTGAAGCTTGTCCTGCTCCCGAACCCGTAGTCGAAGCTGAAGTTGTAGATCATATGGATTTTACAACGATGACGAAAGCACAACTTGAAGAATATGGTCGAACCATTGGTATTGAATTAGACAAGCGACATACCAAAACAGACTTAATTTCTGAATTAGAAACCTTTATTGAATCCAAATAACTATGGCTATTGAAGAAAAAGTAATTCAAACAAATACTGAACCAACTGAAACTGTTTCAGCAGAACCAAATGTTCAACCACCTGCACCTAATTTAGATTCTTTAAAAGCTGAATATGAACAGCAAATACAAGAACTTAAAAAACAAAATAATGAAGCTAACACGAAATGGTCAGAAAAATTTAACGATGTAAAAAGTAAATTAGATGGTGTTTATGAAAAAGAAGAACAAAAAAGAAAACAAATACTAGAAGATCAAGGTCAATGGAAAACTCTTTGGGAAGAAGCAAATAAAACGGCACAAGAGAAAGATCAACAGATTACAAATTTATCTCAACAATTACAAGAACTTAAAAGCTCTAACGAACTTGCAACTACCAAACAAACAGCATTGGCATCTATAAGTAACCTTGGTGCGGTTAATGCCGAACAAACCCTATCTTTATTACAAAATAAGTTACAAAAAAATGCTGAAGGTAAGGTTGTAATTTTAAATGGTGGAGTCGAACAGGATTTAGACAGTTATCTCACAAGTCTTAAAAACCCTGGTAGTGGTTGGGAACATCATTTTAAACCTAGTTCAGCAGCAGGAATGGGTGCAAAACCAACTCCTACATCAAACGTGGGTGGAGGACAGACAAATCCTTGGAAAACGGGCAACCTAACTCAACAAATGCTAATATCAGAACAGAACCCCCAACTTGCTGCGGTGCTCAAGCAGGAGGCTCAATCATAATTGTTGGATTCGGTGGATTCAACACCCAAGTCGGTGGCTTGGTAATTGTAAACTTCTAAATTATTCTAAATGGCTGCTCCGTTTCAGAATTACTCTGGTGGTGTCTTATTAGCTGACATCGTAAAGAGAAATAATTTGAGCACCTATGTTTCTGAGGCAATCAAAGAACGTAGTGCTTTTATAAGGTCTGGTGCTGTTGTGCGTAACGCACTTCTTAATGCAACAGAAGGTGGAACAAGAATACAAGTTCCAGAATTTAACCCAATCGCACCAACTGAGGAAATCTTAGATGGTACAGCAACATGGGGTACAAGTAACGCTGGTTATTTGACACCACAGAAGATTGGTACAGGAACACAGATCGCAACTATCTGTCATAGAGGTTTTGCGTATGCTGTTGATGACGTAGCTGTATTGGCTGCTGGTGAAGATCCAATGGGTCACATCAGAAACCAGATTGCAGATGCTATCAACAAGTTAAACTCTGCAAGACTATTCAGTCTATTAGATGGTTTGTTCGGATCTACTTTTGGACCATTAGGTGCAAACGCACTTGATTTATCTAAAGGTGCTGCTTCTGGTGCTGATGAAAGTAACTTCCTAACAGCAGCTACAGTTGCAAGAGGAAGATCACTTCTTGGAGAAAGAGGCGAAGAACTAGATACTCTAGTAATTCACCCATCTGTTGCTTACTACCTATATCAGGTTGGTATGCTTACATTCTCAA